AATCCATTTAATTTTAAAATAACATTAAATAATTTTTGAACATCATCAGGAACATTAACTTCCACTACTTCAAAAGAAGCACTATGTTTTTGATTTAAATATTCTTGAGCAAAACTCCTTCCCATAAATTCTACTCCTTTAAAATTCATCACAACTTTTGAAACATTAGAATCAATATTCTTATATAATTCTTCAATTTTATTTCTTGATCCTAAATCTGAATCAATTTCTTTTTCTAATAAAATCTCAATTTCATTCATTTTTTATCACCCACCACATAAATTTTATTTTCAATCATGAATTCATAATACATATTCAACATATCCCATATGCTCATAAATATCAATTTTTCTATTATTATGTAATCTTAAATTAACTAATGTCCCCTTAATATAATCTTGAGGAATTTCTTTTGAAAATATTCTATTTCTAGTTATTTCAATTAAACCTTTACCTGAAGCGATGAGTACTGAACCTCTAGCTCCACGAGTTACAATATTAATCACACTATTTAATCCAGTTCCTCTTTCAACATAACCTACTGGATCAGTTTTAGTTGATTCTCCATTTATAGCTTTAATAATTGCATCACAATCATTCTTAAAATGTATGTTAAATTCTTTAAGTGACCCTGGAATACTTATCCCATTATCCATAAATGAAAAATCAGTGATGTTGGGGTTTGGATATGTTTGACCTATTACAAAACCATTATCAAACTCTGAATGATCATAAACATTACTTATTACTTCATGAAATAAATATTTTAAAGCTTGTGTTTCTTCTTTAGCTGGTTTAATAATATTTAATATTTCTTTAGTTAACTCTTCTGAATTGTCGGTGGCTTCATCCAAAAATCTGAAAGGTAAAGTTGTGTCTTTAGGTTTTGTTATGCCTAATGCTTTATTAAAATAATCCTCAACAACAGGACTTTCATGGGCTTTTATTTTTTTATTATAATTATACATTAAGCTTATTAATGGAGCAATAATTGTTGGGGTTAAAAAATTACAACTATCAATATTAATAACACTTTCATTATACATATCATGGTTATCCATTATTTGTATATATTCATTAAAATTTTTTATTAATGGATTCAT